CTGTGAGGCCCGCCCGTCCTACCAGTCGCACGAGATCTACGGGCTCAAGGGCGGGAACGTCACGCTGTACCGGACGCTGATCCGCGGCGTGACGGACGGCGCGCAGCCGCACGGGTCAGACTCGCGGCCGCCGAAGACGGTCCTTCTGCTGGGCTGCCTCATCGACGAGCTCGCGACGTTCCCCGACCCGAACCAGTCAGACAACATCACGCACAACGACGGGTCGCAGAGCTCCGGGCTGCTCGGGCACTACGCGGTCGTCGGGTGCGACATCGTCGGCGGGCGCACGTCCGCGCTGCTGATCCAACAGCAGTCGGGCACCTACGGGTTCATCCTCATCGCCTACAACTGGCTGACCGGCGACCCCGTGACGGGCTCGACGCTCAACACCTCCCAGAACGGCCGCGGCGTCATCGCAGCCGGCGGGGTGTTCGTCGTGGTCGGCAACCGGTTCTCGCGCGCCGGCAAGACGCCGCACGCGCTCATCGCCAAGTCGACCCTGTCGTCTCCGACGTTCACGTGGTCGCGGAACACCTACCTCGAAGACGGGGCAGAGGTCATCCCCACCGCTGGAGCGGACTGATGAGCACCGGGATCTGCGTGGAGTGCGGCAACGACGACGCGTGCGAGGGGTGGCCGTGCTGCTCGGACTGCCTGCAGGAGCTGTACAGCGACGCCGGCGCAGATGCGCGACTCGCAGAGCTGACGAGAGGAACGCACCGTGGCTGAGTACCGACTGCCCTCGGGGATCATCGTGCACGACGGCCGGCACGCCCGGTCGCTGCCGCCGCGGGACAACCCGCCGAACGGGATCCCGCCGGGCGACAACCCGCCGCCGAACAACCCGAACCCGCCGCACGACTTCGGTCCGCTGTCTGTGGGCCCGGACGCGTCAGAGGGGTTCGGGAACACGCACGTGATGTACCCGGCCGGCAGCCCACCGCCGGAGGCTCAGGCGTGGTCGGGGTGGCCGGTCGGCTGGCAGGTCCCGTCCAACCAGATCGGCTCGGGCTGGCTCGGCCGGTTCAGCAGCCTGGTCGATCTCGTGTTCGCGTGCCTGGACCTCAACAGCTCGGTCCTGTCGACGATGCCGCCGTACCTGGTGCGCGACGAGGTCCGGCAGCCGCCGCTGCCGTGGCTGACGAACCCCGAGCCGCTGCTGTACAACGCCTGGACGGACTTCGCCAAGGAGCTGTTCTGGTGCTACCAGGCAGTCGGAGAGGTCTTCGTCCTGGCCACTGCGCGGTACGCAGACACGAACTGGCCCATGCGGTTCATGGTCGTCAACCCGGCGTTCGTCAACATCGACCAGGTCGGCGGCCGGCCGCAGTACAGCATCGCCGGCAACGACGTGACGGCCGACATCCTGCACATCAAGTACGCGTCATGGCCCGGGGATCTGCACGGGCACGGACCCCTGGAGGTCGCCGGCGCGCGGCTGCTCGCAGCAGAAGCCCTGACCCGGTACTCCACCGAGCTCGCGTCCCGCGGCGGGATCCCGTGGGCTGTGCTGAAGTACCCGCGCCGGGCTGGTCGCGCGCAGATGCGGCAGATGCAGACAGACTGGCTGGAGGCCCGCCGGTCAGCTCTCGGCGCACCTGCTGTCCTCGCGGACGGCGTCGAGCTCGAGGTGCTGTCGACGTCGCCGAAGGACATGGCCCTGGCCGAGCTCGCGAAGTTCAACGAGGGCCGGATCTGCGTCCTGCTCGGCGTGCCGCCGTTCCTCATGGGGCTGCCGTCCGGCGGCGACAGCATGACCTACTCGAACGTGTCGTCGCTGTTCGACTACCACTGGCGCGCGAGCCTGCGCCCCAAGGCGACTGACGTCATGGCCAACCTGTCCGGGTGGCTGGTCGCGCGCGGGACAGACCTGGAGCTCGACCGCGACGAGTACGTGCGCCCGGGCGAACTGGAGCGCGCGCAGACGTACGAGATCCTGACGCGCATCGGCGCGATGACCCCCGACGAGGTCCGGATCGCTGAGCGCATCGGCGGGCCCCTCAACGCAGCACCAGCAGCCCCCGCAGCGATCGCTGCACCGACAGAAACGGAGCTCGTCTGATGAGCCAGCCCTCGTTCTACGTCCGAGCCCTGCCGGACGACCTGGAGATCGACGACACCGCCGGCACAGCCGAAGGCATCTTCGTGCCCTGGGACACCCCGACACCGATCGTCGAGGCCCGAGAGGGCGGCCTGGTGCGGTACTCCGAGCTGTTCCGCCGCGGCGCGTTCGACCGGGCCCTGCGCGCACCGGGCCGGGTCCCGTTCACGTACGGGCACAGCGACTCGTTCGCTGACCGGCTCGGCGTCACGACCGAGCTCGAAGAGCGCGACGAAGGCCTGTGGGGTCGGCTGCGGCTCGACCGCTCGAAGATGGACGCAGCCCGGGACGCGATCACGTCCTCACACCGGGCACTCAGCATCGCGTTCTACTCCGTGGTCCCTAAGGCGTTCACCGAGAGGGACGGGTCGACCGTGGAGCGCCGGTCCGTCATCCTGCAGGCGATCGCAGCCGTGCCGGCCGGCGCGTACGAGGACGCCCGGATCCTGGCCGTGCGCAACCTCTCCGACGAGCTGGAGGACGAGACAGCCGCGGAGGTCGCTGCACGTGAGGCGATCGCGCAGCGAGAGGCGATTCTCGCTGAGGCTGACGCGCTGATCGCTGCCGGCGAGAGGTGGCGCGGGCTGCTGAGCTCCTGACGGCGGCGACGCCACGGGGCTACGGTCGACGTGATCGAGGCCCCACCGCGCGCAAAGCCCGCCACCCCCGGAGAACCAGGCCGGACACCACGGGCGCAAAGCCGGCCCCCCCTCACGTAGTGCATCCCACCTACGCGAGAGAGGGGCAATCGTGCCCATCGCAGCTGACCCGATGATCGAGCGGCTCGTCAGTGAGCGCTCCGAGACTGAGTCCAAGATCGCCGGCATCAAGACGGTCGCGATCGACAAGTCGCGCGACCTGACCGCCGACGAGCTCAACAGCATCAAGACGTACTCCGAGCGCATCCGCGTCATCGACGGACAGCTGGAGGTCGTCTCCGACAACGTCCAGATGAGCGAGCACATCCACGACCGGATCGCGCTCGCGTCCCCGGTGACCGCGATCGAGCAGGTCACCTACCAGACCGCCGGCGAGATGCTGTGGGACGTCATCCACAATCGCGACAAGGACGCCGGCGCGCGGCTCGCGTACGTGCAGCGCCGTGCAGCCCAGCACATGGGCACCACCGCGGCACAGACGGTCGCGACCGCGGGCGGGTTCGGCGGGCTCATCGCCTCGCCGGTCACCGGGCCGATCATCGACCTGCGTCCCAAGGGCCGGCCGTGGCTGACCGCGATCGGCGTGCGTCCTGCGCCGTCGTCCATGACGTTCATGCGCCCGCGGCTCGTCGACCCGAACTTTCTCACCGGGGTCGCCCCGCAGCCCCTGCAGAAGCAGGAGCTTGTCAGCCAGAAGTTCGACGTGCTCGCGGATCCCCTCCAGCTGAACACGGTCGGCGGGTACCTCAACCTGTCGCGGCAGGCTGAGGAGTTCATCCCGTCCGCGCTGGACATCGTCGTCAACCAGCTGCTCGCGCGGCTGGCGAACGCGACCGAGCTCGCCCTGTACACCGAGGTGAACAAGACGACGGCAGAGGTCACCCTCGCGGCCGACGCGCCCGCGGACGACGTGCGTCAGGCGATCTTCGACGCCGCGGCGCTCGTGTTCCAGAACACCGGCTCGCTGCCCGAGTGGATCGCGATGGGACCCGAGGGGTGGGCACGGCTCGGCGGGCTGACGGACCTCGCGCTGCGCCCGCTGTTCCCGTTCCAGAACGCCGTGAACGCGAACGGGACGATGAGCCCGGGCACGTTCGCGATCGCCGGGCTCGGCCTGACTGGCATCGTCACGCCGTCGATCCCCAACGGGGATTTCTTCGTCGGCAACGAGCTCGGCATCGAGGCGTACGAGTACCGGTACCCGACCCTGGAAGCGATCGAGCCGTCACTGCTCGGCCGTCAGATCGCCGTGGCGGCCTCGCTCGTGTTCTACCGGCCGACCACCACCGAGGCCGGCCCCGGCGGCACCCCCGCCGCGCTGGGGGACGGCGTCGTACGCATCTCGGCAGCGTGACGCCGTGGCGGAGACGACGTACTGGGACGCCTCTTACCCTCCCAGCGTCCTTTTCCCGCCGCCGGTCATCCCCGTCACGGGGGCGACCGGCGGCACCCCGGGCGCATGGGTTCCAGCCGACGCGACCGAGATCCCGGCCTCGGTCGCCGAAGCGAACGCGCTCGGGCTGAGCCTGGGCGCAGCGTGGACAGAGGGGCAGTACGTCGTCCTGGACAACGCGAGCTCGACGCACACCCACTGGACCGGGACCGCGTTCGCGTCCGGGAACGCACCAGCCCCGCCGCCCGAACCCGAGCCCGAGGCTGAACCAGCAGCAGAACCTGCTGACCCGGAGGACGACGAGGCAGATGACAGCTGACCCGTGGCCGGGCTACGTCCTGCCTGACTGGACGACCCCCGGTGCCATTGCCAACGCCGCTCTTGTGGCGCTCGACATGGCACCGGGGGACCCGGACGCGCCCCGGGTCGAGGCTGCTGCCATCTCAGCGATCCTGCTCGTCGACGAGTACCTGGGCACCCCCCAGGACCCGTGGCCGGTCATCACCCCGCAGCCCGTCATCGACGCGACTGTGCTCGTCTGCGTCGAGCTGTACCGGCGCAAGGATGCCACGTTCGGGGTGCTCAACACCTGGACGAACGCCG